TCGCGTTCTGGCCGATGACGGCAAGCTGTCCGGCAATGTCCTTCGGATAGCCGCGTCCCCATTTGAGTATGTCTTTCGGCAAGTCCTTCCAATAACGCGACAAGAACGGGTTGGCGAGGAAACGGGAGATCTCCACCAGCAGTTCACCCTGCGATAGTCCATAGACGAAGGCAAGGGCCACCCAGACCTCCAGGAGTTCTTTTAAGAACGAGCCTTGCTGGTCGAAGCGGGTAATGATCGGCACGAACCACTCGTCCGATTCCCGGTCCCACGCTTCATCGAAATCGTAGTAGTCCAGCGAGTCCGCCATAATGGAACGAGCCAGCTCCTTCGCCTTCTCCGCCAGGGCGTCCGAAAGGTTCCGGCAGATTTCGTTGGCTTTGTCATTGAGCTCCGGGTCCTTGTCCCATAGGAAATCCGATCCCATGTCCTTGTAGAGAAACGCAAGGGCGATGAGCGCGGTGACCGCCTTGTCGAACTCCTTCCTGGATTCTCTCTTGTAGGCGGCTACCTTCTGGACGAGGGCATCGTTATTCAGCATTGTTCACGCGGGATTGGGCCACGGGGTTTTGTCTTGCGTTCTGGACGGAGCTGGTCGTCTGTTGGGCCTCTTGCTCGGCAATCAACTCATCGTGTTGTTCCTGGAGGATTTCCTCGTAGTTGCGCGGGGTTCCGTAGCCGAGTTTCGCAGCCTCGTTCGCGGCGGCCTTGACGGGGATCGCACCGGCGGCCTTGAGGATGGAAATGTTGTTCACCTCCTCAACCTCGCTCCGCATGATATACGGGTTGATGGTTCCCTTGATGCGGAGGTTCGTGAACTTGGACGGCTTTCCAAGTTCGACGGAGTATCCGTGCTTGAACAAGTCCACGATGTCGTTGAGCGCCGGTTGGAACTCCTTCGCGTCCAGAAGCGCCTGGTGGTAGGAGTCCTTCGAGAGCATCTGTACGGTAAGGGACGAGATGTCGGCCCCGGACTTGATTTCGGTTGGTTCCGTGCAATGGGCCGCTTGGTACGCGCTTTTCAAGAGCTGCTTCATCTGGAGCTCGAACGACCCGCTGGATTCCGCCGGCTCCAAGAAGCCAACCTTTGAATTGACATCCATAGATGTGACCGTCATCGGCCTCCCGTCTATGGACGCCTCGATGTCCACGTCGCTTCCGAGCGCGTAGAAGATACGGAGCGCATACGCCTTGTTGTTCTCGCAAAGTTGGGACATCGCAAGGTCGAAGTTGTCCAGGAGTCCCATTGCGGGACCAGCCACGGTGTCCTTCGCCCTATGGTAAGCGACCGGGCAACGCGGGAAGTTGTGGGGGATGGCGGGCTGGTCTATGGCCCATCCGGGAGAAAGGCCATCGTCGCCCCCGTCCGGGGAGACGCGGTATCTGATATAGTCCTTGTCGTCCCAGACTTCGAGATACTCCACGCTCACGCCGTCCTCGATGACATCGTACCGGCGCCCGAAAAGGCACAACCGTCCGAACGAGTTGTAATGCGGATAGAGCACATCCCCCTTTGGATAGGAAAGGCTCCGCCACCCCAACCGTCCATTGTCAAGGAAGAAAACGATGGCGCAGTCCACCACGATGTTGCAATACCAAATGAGATCGTACACTGCCTTCTCGATGTCCTTGTACTCCCACCCCTCCACGTATTCGGTAAGAAGGGCCTGGTTCCCCTTGCTGTCTCCGCCGCTCACGAGTTTCAAGTCCACCCGGTCCCCGGTAAGCATCGATGTCCTTTGCGAGGCGAACACTTCCGGGAGATTCGTCGTGACGCGGGCTACCTTGCGGGTGAAGTACCCTTTCTTTTCCTCGTCATACCTTACGATGTCGGGATACCATTCCTTTGACATGATGCGGTGTCCGTTCACGTCTTGCTCGCGTAAGAAGTCCGCATAGGTCGGGTAATAGTATAATACGACGCCCTCAATATTGGGCGGTGGCGTCATCGAGAACCCCTCACTCAAGGCTTCAAGCCTCGCGGATGGACGCATCCGGCGGAATGGGTCTTTCCGCATAACCTTGTCCGGCGTCATGTTTTCAATGGTCGGTGTAAACATATCTTTCCTTGTTTGTTACATATAACATAGTCCGCGTTTTCTCATCTCCGGCTTTTTCTCCATCAGCGGCATTACCATGAAAAGCCCCTCGATGAAGTCCGGCGAGTGTCCGATGATCCGTTTCATTTCCGGCTTCGAGATGATTTCGTATCTTCCGCCCGCGGCGTTCTCTTTCCTCCGTATCGCCCTCCTCTCGTCCCGGATTCTCTCGCCAACTGTCATAGTGTGTCCGCGTTTGTCGGTTAGTTTCCTGGAAAGGATTTCGGTTGAAATGGAAAACTCCCCGGCCTTTAACGCCCGGACGAATTTCTCTGCGCTTTCGGATTTCAGATTGTTCCAAAGCCGGTTGTCCGAAGGGGCCGACTTGTTGTTGAACTCGACCGCACGGCCCTTGAATTGGGAAGATTCCTTTAACCAAAGTCCGAGTCCGTTGGAGTCGTATGTGAAGTTCTCCTTTCGCACTCCGTTCTTTGAGAGGAACCCTTCAATGAAAGGAATTACGTCGTCGGATAATCCACCCCTCCGTATCTCCATATCGCAGATGTGATGTCCGTCGAAGGCCCAAATCACAAGGAAGTCCCCCGTAAGCGCGACGTCGCATGACGCCCGCATGTAGCCATCCCGCCTTTCCGCATTGGAGAACAACATATCTATGTCCGCGTGGGAAAGTTGGCTTTCCCCGTCCTCGATCCTCGTCCATAGGCCCTCCGTATCCCTCACAAGCGCAGATGCGCCGCCGAGAGCCAACTTGGAAAGATAGGTCTTGTCGGTCGCTTGGAGTATCTTGTTTTCGGAGTAAGACCCGCCTATGAACGTGAACGTGGTGATGAGGCTCTTGTAATCGACTCCCGTGTTCTCCATTGTCCTGTCGATGGCCTCCGTGCATCGAGGGTCGTTGTAGACATCCTCGTAGGAGTTTCCCATCACGAACTCGTCCGCCCCTTGCCCGTAGAAGAAAAGATACCTTACCTCTCCGCTCCTTTCCGGGATGATCTTGTGCGTGTCCGGGTTGATGTACCAGGATAGTAGATGGTAGAGCGGATGTCCCTCGTCCACCGGATTGCAAGTTGCTATGAGCGTCGGTTTTTCTCCGGACGTGGAACGACAAGCGGCGGCAAGCTCCCGAAGGACGTTCAAGTTCTCGACGGTGTGCTCCGGCAGTTCCTCTATGTCAATGCAGACGGATTCGACGCCGCGGAAGCGGTTCTGGATTTCCTTCGCGTCGGCAATATGCGTCATCGTTACCGTTCCTCCGCTTGGGAATGTCCAGGTGAAGTTGGATTTTGTTGGAACCGCAAACCCCGGGAATACGCGCTTCGATGCATCCCAAATGGAGTTTTCAACATCATCCTTGTACTTTCGGAAGGCATACATACGGACATCTTGCGTCTGCGCGTATTCGAGCATCCGGTAAAGGGCGACCCAACTTTTCCCGCCTCCTTTCTTCCCGCCGATTATGATTACGTCCGCTTCCGACAAAAGCACCTTTTCTTGGAACCCCTCTTGCGGTATGAGATCATATAATCGCTTGATGCCGCGGGTTTTCTTTTTCAAGTTTTCCTCGCGGAGAGCTTGCGCAAATTCGTATGTGTATGTGATTCTCGGAGTGCCGTCAAGGATGATTCCGGCCTCGTAGAAATCCGGGTCGATATACTTTTTGTCGATATTCTCCGTGTTCAACACGTTGCAAAGGTGCAAAGTTCATATCAATACAAATCAATAATTATTGGTGTGTATTGACTACTAACGGATATATTTGCCCGTGTATGGACGACAAAGCGGAGAGAACCGGCGTGCAGATCAACTGCCCGCTTTGCAAGAAGCCTTTCCCCGTGAGGGTGTTGGAACTCTCCGGGCGGCTCCGTCTTTCCGTCCGTTGCCCGCATTGCAAGCGCATCAGCGAGATTGCATTGCAAGACATACGATAGCGCCTTTTTGAGCGCATACAGAGGCTAACAAGAGTTACTTGATAACCATCCAGGCCCGGAGTAGAAGTGGTTAATTCCGCTTCCGCTTCGGGCCATCTTATAACCTAACACGTTCATTGAAAAGATGAAAACCAAGATTTTGAATGCGCTCAAAACCGAGTACGCGAAAATGGGGTTGGGCGACAAGGCTTTCGATGGGGTTGCCTCATTCCTCGTAAAAACCATCACCAAAGAAGAGGACATTGACGGTGTAATCAAGTCCGAGGACACCCGCAATCTCCTGAAGGCTTTCCAGGGAGAATCAGACTCGCTCCGCAACCGTGCGGCGCAACTCCAGAAAGACCTGGACGCCTACAAGCAATCCCACCCGGACAAGGACCCGGACGAAGGAAAGAAAGACCCGCCCGAAGAAGGCAAGGGGAACAAGGATCTCCTGGACAAGCTCGAAGCCCTTACCAGGCGGCTTGACGAACGGGATGCGAAAGACCGCGAGGCGGCCACGATTGCTTCCGTGAAGGCTTCCGTAAGGGAATCCTGTCCAGACGAAAGGGCTCTCAAACTCACCGAGAAACTGTTCTCCGTCAAGGATGGCGAATCCAACGAGGATGCCGCCAAACGGTTCAAGGACGAGTACGATGCCAACGTCAAGGAATACTTCGGTGGTGGAATTGCACCGTATCGCGGAGAGCGCATGACAAAGCCCGTAGAGGTCAGCTCGGCAGACAAGGCCGCGCAAGCCAGGGAGGATGCAAAGCGCGTCCGTGAAGGCTGAAACAACTCTTAATCAACACCATTTATGCTCGAACATTTCAACAACGCCTATTCGCGCCGCAGTGAATCCTTCGGCGGTGCGAATCCGTTCCTCTGCCACCCGGACGAGGTGAAGTACCGTCAGTACGGCGCTCTCGTCAAGGATGAGCTGGCAGACAAGGAGCTCGTGCATGCCGGTACTCCCTATGAGGTCGATCTCGTCAAGCACGAGGCCCGCTTCATGAGGCTCTGGGAGGTCGTGAAGGTCGAGGCCGGAACCGTGGACGATACCACGGACATCACCCTCGCCGCGCACTGGCTCGCTCCGAAGCTCGCCTCCACCGATGTCGTGATGGTCGTCCCTTCGTCCATCAACGGCACCGGCAAGGCCGTCGCCGCCGGTACTGTTACCGACAACGAGGACGGCACCGTCACCATCACCGTGGCCGATGCCAACTTCGACACCGTGGCCGCCGGTGATTTCCTCTCCATCGCAGTCGAAGCCGGAAGCTCCAAGGCCCTCAAGGTGAAAGCCAACGGCGTCCTCACCCGCGACCTCCGCGCCGGAAACGGCCAGAACTTCGTGGACATCGCCCGTGGCGAGGTCTACTGCTACGTGAACACCGTGAACGGCATCCCTGCCGCGGTCATCGCCGCCGCCCGCGAAATCGGCCAGTTCATCGAGCCGGAGTATTTCGCCGAAGTACCCGCCAACGACTAAAAAAGGAGGACTGAACTATGGCAAAGAGTCTCATTTCCGGTCTCTATTCGACCGAATTTTACCAGCTTCTCGAAGGCGCCCTCCTGGCCCGCGGCTACGCATCCCTGGAGGACTGGATCGCCGAGAACCCGAACTACTGGTTCGACGAGGAAGCCTGGAAGACCATCTACACCCTCGCGCCGTTCGAGAACCCCGCCCGCACCTTCGAGCAGAAGATCGGCGAGCGTTCCGTTCCCATCATGGCGACCTACCTCTCCGACGAGGCCGAGGGTCCGCTGCTCCCGACCGCCGGGGTCTCCAAGAAGACCGGCGAAATCCCCCGTATGGGACGTGGTGTCGCGTTCGACATCGACGCCTATGAGAAGATGCAGATGCTCGCCCGCCAGGGCGTCAATGTTCAGGATGCCTACTACGACCAGTTCGTGAAGGACACCATGAACCTCATCCAGAGCATCCACAGCCAGCGCTCCTTCACCGGCTTCCAAGTGGAGTCCAAGGGCTCCTACGTCACCACCCTCGCCACCTCCAACGGAGGCATCGTCGGTTACGAAATCAACCTGAACCCCCTCGCGGAGAACCGCAAGAAGTGCGGCGGCTTCTGGCTGGGCGACTACAAGCACGGCACCAAGTACGCCTGGAGCAACGCCAATGCGAAGCCCCTGGGCGACCTGGAGGACATGTTCAACTACGGCTGGCGGATGCGCATCATCCCCCGCGACCCGAAGGCGTCCGTGTTCCGCATGAGCGCTTCCGAGTGGGAAGTCCTCAAGGCCCACGCCGACACGAAGGCCAAGGTCGCCTTCTGGAAGTACGGCCCGACCTCCGGCTCCTTGGACGCCTACGTCGTGACCGACACCGACCTCAAGGGCTACATCGCCGACACGGGCCTTCCCGCCGTCGAGGTGGTTTCCTACTACGGCTTCGGCACCCTGCTCGACCCCAAGAGCAAGAAGTTCGAGACCGTGGAGACCGAGGCGTTCGACGCGAACACCGTCGTCCTCCGTCCCGCCGGTAAGTTCGGCGAAATCCAGTGGAAGCGTGCGAACAACATCCTCGCGACCGCCGATTCCCCGATCATGTACACCGAGGGTGGCTCGATGGCCATCTGCGAGGACCGCGGCAAGAAGGGTCTGACCTTCCAGATCGAATCCATCTGCCTCCCGGTCCCGAAGGCCATCCAGACGGTCCTGTACCTGTCCACGAACCAGGCGGCCTCCTAACAGCTCTTTGACAACGTGAAAATCCGACGGAAGAAATGGCATACATCGCAGACGGAATGACACTCGCAAGATGGCTTCGGGCGAAGACCGACCTCATCCTCGACCTAACGGACGATTTCATCTGGGCCACGTTCCTGCACAGGGGCGTGGAGGACGATGAAACCCTCGTGTCCGATGTGAGCGAGAAAACCCGCGACCTCATCCTTGCCGATGCCTACTACGGTGCTGCCGTTTCTTCCGTGAAATCGGGAACCCAGGGCGAGTCCGATGGCGGTTGGACCCACTATGTCGCAATCAAGAACGTCGTTTCCCGCGACGCCTTGATGAAGATGGCGAAAGACCTCTACGACAAGTGGGGCGAGCCGTTCACCGACCCGAAACCGAAAATCCGCATGAAGGACCTTTACTGATGTATAACCCCCGCTGGCCCCATACCTTCACCGTGATGGCCGAGTCCCTTGACGAGAACGGCCTTCCGGTAACGGATGCCTCCGGAAAGCCGGTGGTGGGTTGTATGCACGTCCGCAGGATATTGTACGATCCCCAATGGAATCCCCGCCGCAACTCCGACGGCTCGTTCCAGACCGAGTGCATCACGGAGGTTCCGTGGGGCTACCGTACATCTACGGGCGGCATGAAAACATCCGGCGAGGTCTGGGTGGCGGACTACAAGATTTCCACCCCGATGCTCCTTACCGACCTTCCTTCCGGGACGATTCTCCGTATGACGGACTACACGCACACCTTCCGCGTGAAGGTCGTGAAAGCCACGACATACAACTGGGGGACCGACCTCTGGGTGGACAACATCAAGAACTGATGAACTACGCGCAGAGGAACGAAAGGACTATCCGCAGGGCGTTTGCCAAGCTCAAGAGGCGGTCAGACCCGGTTATCGAGGACGGTATGCGGCGGTTGCTCCGGGAGGCGATGGAGTATGCCATTACCAACCACGACCACAGCCATTTCGCACACCGCATCCACGACAACTCCTACGGTTGGGCGCTTCTCAAAGACGGGAATATCGTTGATATTCAAGTCAATGGTGCCCGTCACGGCCACGCCGATGCGGAGGACCAGTTGCGAAAGGTCGCAGGTGGGATTCTATTTCGAGGTGGACTACGAGTATGGGATATTGGAGGCGACGAAGGACGAGATCCAAGGCAATTTCAATGGTTATTTCAAGCCGGTGTCCGTATGATGAACGACTTCGACATAACCGACATCGAGAAACTCGTCGCGGATGCTGTAAGGGGGTTGGGTGTTTCTGCTCACGTATGGAACAACCGCCCGAAGGCTACGGATGATTCGATTGACGATTTCGTGGTCGTGAAGGTAACGGGCGGGATTACGGACAAGGCCGCTCTCGGAAAGACGAGAATCGCAATCCACCTTTTTGCAAGGGATGTTGCCGAGATGAAGAACGCGAAGCGCCTTTCTGTCATGCAGAAGGCCCTTGAAAGTCTCCCCACGCAGATTGAGCCGCCAACAGGCTCTACCGCCAAGGGAATCTTCATCGACGGAAAGCCCCGCATTGTAGGAGATACCCCCGATGATTTTGGATTTCACGCAAGGATTATCAGTACCAGCATACTAATAAAAGCAACATAGAACCATGCCTGCAACTCTTACCAAAGCTATGCTTGCCGACCTCCACTCCGGCAACGCTGCTATCTCCATCCTCCCGTATGACGCCACGAACGGCACCATCTTCGTGGCCGGTAACGGTCAGACCGCCGTGGACTTCAAGGCCGCCGACCAGCTCTTCACGCTGAAAGACTCCCTCCAGCTCACGAGCGACGATCCGTCCTCTACCGACGTGAAGATCGACCAGCTCGATCAGGTAATCGACTCCATCTTCGAGGACGGCGGCAACTGGCGTGTCACCGGCAACGTCCCGACCAACGCGACCGCCGTGTTCGACTACTTCTTCAACGCCGGGCAGTCCATCGCCACGGCCATCAACGGTCAGACCCTCGACGACGGAAAGCACCAGACCTACACGGGTAAGTCCTACCTCAACACGAAGAAGAGCGTCGAGGTCGCGATGCTCCTGGAGTCCGAGAGCCGGAACACCGCCATCGCGTTCGCCCACGTCAAGCTCCAGGTGAACTACCCCGCAAAGGACGACGACACGAACCCCTCCTACCTGACCTTCACGGGAGCCATCCTCCCGAACAAGGCCACCGCGCAGGGCGACTTCGCCATCCTCGCCGGTCAGGGCCTCGCTACGACCACCACCTAATCGACCGGACGGTAAAAACCTTAACCTTTGGGGCGGGGTGCGATAGCCCTGCCCCTTTTTCATTGAAAGAAGATGGCAAAGAATCAACCGGATTTAGCGCAAAGACAAGAGTATATAGCTCACGAAAGCGCACTGCCGAGCCGGGT